AACTGCTAAAGTTGTCAAACTTCCATCAGGGTCTACGTTTGTTTTAACATCTATGTTTACTACGTTTCTTCTTTGCCACTGATGTCTCTGCTCTAAAAATTTAAAGACAGGGTCATTAGTAGCTTTTTTTGCCACCTTCGATAAATATACGAAGAATGGACTTTGCATTGGAGCTAACTCAGCAACTCTCTCGCCGAAATTAAACTTACGTCTAGTATCATTAATCGATACACCTTCGAGAGTTTTACCAGCTGCTCCTGAATAAAATGTTCCCATTTGATTCCATCCTTTATTTTACTCTCCCTCAACTGCTTTGTAGCCTTCGGGTAGAGGATTAATTAAAATTACTTCCAGGGATTTTTACTGTTAAAATTCCCTACCAAATTGTCCATAATCTTATCCTCTAAGCTTCGTCCATCATTATTTGTTTGTCCAGAAGGCATTACTCCCATAGGAGATGGTACTTGCTGAGCATTTTGAACCTGTTTAAAGCTATCACTAGGCTGGGCAGGAGATGGCTGCTGTACAGCTCCTCCATGCTGCATCCTATATAATTGGACAAGGTTATCTACATTGAGTGACCTAGGGTCTGACATTTTTTGCATAAAATCTTGAGCTTCTGATTCAGACATACCATGATGACCCATAACATGCCCTTTAACCTGTTCTAGTTGTTGGGCTTGTTGCTGTTGTGCTTCGAATTTTTGAGCTTCTTCAACTTTTTGTTTTTCTATAGCATCAAATTTTTCTTGCATTATAGCATTGTCATATTGAGTTTTCAAAGTATTGTATTCTGCAATATCATCTCTCCAATCTTCTACTGCATCTAAATATCTAGCACTTTCACTAGCAGGGTCGCTGTATGCTTCCTCTCTACTAAAAGTTCTAGGTCTTTCAGGTTTATTTGGAGGTGGAGGAAACTCTTCATTAGCAGGTTGAGCAGGTTCTTCATTAGCAGCAGTTGATTGTTGCTGATACTGTTGATTCATTTGAGTTTTTAAAGACTCATTTTCATTCTTTAGTTTATCAGCTTGTGACTGCCAGTATTGATACCTAGTTTCATCATTGCTTGTTTGTTGAGTATTTTCTTCATTAGCAGGTTGTCCAGTTTCTGGAGCTGCTGTTTCTTCACTTCCTTCTTTACCTGTTGTAAAAGCACTTTCAACACTATCAGAGCCCTCGTTTATATTGCCAAATACAGCTTCTTCTAACGAAGCATATTGCTGTTCATTTGCGCCTTCTTGAGGGGTGTCTGCTTGTATATTTTCTTGTGACATTTATTTCTTCTCCTTTTGACTGCCTCTTTTTCCACCAGAAGAGGGTGAGCCTTGTTTAGTTGTCTCATCTTTTATTTTAGATTTGACGGTGGATAAGCTGTCATCAAGTCGTTTTTCATAAACTGTACCTGCGGCTTTAGCCTTATTACTAACTTGGTCAAGTTCGTTTTTAAACTTCTCAACTTCAACTCTTTTCCTAAGGTTAACTGCTTCTCTATCTCTAGATTGCAGGTCACCTTTAAGTTTTTTGATTTCATCTTCCATGCCTTGAAGTGCTCTTTGAAGTTTACCAACTTCATCAGTTCTTTCAAGCACTCCTTCCATGTCAAATATTTCTGTTTTCTTAAGAACTTCTTGTCTATCAATAAGTCCTTTTTGGTAAGCATCCATGTAAAACTCAAGTTCCGCATATCTATTACTTGGAAGTGTTGAGCCTGCTACTACAATAACATCATACTTACCTACAGTTATATCATTAAAAATTTTAATTTCTCCAGTTTTATCATCTACTAACTTTTTGTTAATAATGTACTCACTCATAGAGTTATTTGGCTGTATAACTCTAAATACTTTTTCACTTGAGTATAATTGTTGCATTAAAGGTATAGCAAGTTCACCTATTCTTGTCAATGCACTTTCTACATCAGCTAATTTAGATTTCATTTTTCTTTGACCAAATTCATCTATACTAATTGTAGCTTTGTATGTAGCAGGTGCTTGTTGTGAATTACCCATCATCATTTCATATAATCCTAATGCATGGTCAATATCATTCTTTGCTGTTTGCTCGTTTTGATACAACTCATTCGGAAGAGGCGTGGGCTGAACTGGCACTGGAGCACCATCAGTGGGGTCATAGGGGATTGCTACTCCTGGTTGAGCCCACTTCTCTTCAAAATCTTTCATATCAACACTACCTTCTGGTACAAGTATTTTAGTATTAGTACTTGTTGTTGCATGTGCAATTATCAAAGAGCGTGTTTTATTTATGTATTCCTGTAAAGGTTTAACTAACCTAACATCAGATACAGGATAAGGAGTTCTAGTATGTATGTTCATTACTGGAACTACTGGATACTGGTCAATAGGTAATACCCTAGAATAAAGTAAAGTATCTCCTATTATAACACATTGCTTAATTCTTTTAGACGTTACTGCAACTATTTCTATTAATCCTTCAGAAACTAAATCATGATAGACAAGTTCTTCCATATTAACTTCTAGTGGTCCTGTCTTTATTCTTTCTTGAATAGCTTTTTCATCATAACCAACTTGTTCCATTTCAGCAACTTCTTGTTCAAATAATTGTTGTGCTTGCATTTGCAATTGAGCAAATAATGCAGCAGCCTGTTGAGTATCTGTTATTAATTGACCTTCAACCCTATAGGCAGGTTTTTTAAGATACTCAGAATATTCATCCTTTGTCAATAAATCTTCTTTGCCACTAAACTTTTCAAATGTTCTAAATTCCTGAACATCTATTTTCTCATATCTTTCATACCCTCTTATATAATCTTGCTCATTCATTCTTCCTACATCTTCAGGAAACTGAACTTCTCCATCATCTTCTCTTGTAGTTGCTGGTGCATTCCAATCTTGTGCATTACCATAACCACCTTTAGATGAAGCATTTTCTATTTTTTCTTTATACATTGGCCAAAGCTTTTCTGCTTGAGCCTTTGTAAAAAATTTAGATATAATAATGTTTTCTGCATCATCAAAAAACCTGTCTCTACTATTAGGGTCAATATATACATCTAATGGGTCAACATCATGCATACATACTTCACCTTTACCCATATCTTTCATAGGGTCTTGATATATATGTATAAAACCCATACCCATTACATAATAATCATCTACTGCTTGTCTTACAACATTTCTTCCATCAGAAATATCATACATATAAGATAATAGATTACTAAATATTTGTGCTATTTTATTGTCTGAATCTTCCCTTGGAGCTGCTCTAAATGCAGGTCTATTAGAAGTTAGCATAGCTTTTGCTGATTCTACAGCAGGATGTATTCTGTTAATTACTATAGCTGCCTGACCCCTACTCTCTAAAACTTCTTTTTGCTCTTTAGTCCACTGTCTGCCTAATCTAAATTCTTTATCTTCCTTTGCGTGTTGAGCCCATGTGTCTCTCTTCTGTGAGTATTTGTCAAATAAATCTAAAGTATCATTAACTATATCCGATTTATTGTCTTTTTTGTCGTAGTCCATCTGCTTAATTTACCACCTATAATGTTAACCAATCAAGTTTTTTCTTTCTATTTCGCCATTCTTCATCAGATTGTTGTTGAAAAGTTTTAATTCTGCATGGTTTTGCTCCATCTAAAGCAGTCCAAACAGAATCCATAATATCGTCATGCTTTCCTTTAGGATAAGAAAGAAACTCTGCTTGAGCATGTGTATCTTCTGCTCTAAAGTAAAAAGTTCCTTTTGCAAATAAAGGTACTAAAGATAATAATCTTTCAGATTTAGCATTACGAGGTTTTACACCTGACTCAATACCAGGTATAAATAAATTTTCTTCTTTCATTAATTCTCTTACACCTGTCCTTAAAGCTTCTTGATAACCAACTGTTTCTATTTTAACTCTACGTGGTTTATATTTTTTATAATATTTAATTATAAGGCTAGGTTGTTCTGCAGGAGATATTCTATTTCGATACATATCTACAATATATTTATTATTCTCATTATCAATAGCGATGACAGTGATAACAAAATAATCAGCCCTAGAAGACAGAGAACTTGCAGGGTCAACCCCAATATACAATTCAACAGGTTTAATTTCTTCATTTTCCAATCCTTTATTTTTAATAAGTAAATTTTGATTTTGTCTTCTTTCATAATCTAAATGATGTATCTTTATCCATTCTGGTTGAAATGGTGCATTATCAGGAGACTGAGCTATATTCATATACTCCTGAAAAAACCCGTTAATATTACCAACAGATTTAAATTCTTCTTTTATAGCTAGTATTCTTTCTTTAGGAAATCTTTCAGGCCATATACTTTCCTCATTATCGTCCCAAATAGAAAACCAAAGTACATTCCATGCAGATGACTCTTTAGCCCAACATAAAAAACAATCCTCAGATATAACCGTTCCAATCATTGCTATTTTACCTTCATCAGATAAAGATGGTATAACAGCTTCAGTTAACCAC